CAAATATAATGAAGGTAAAGCAATTGCTGAACTTCAAAAGTACATCGACTCGACATATGATGAACACTATAGCAAGAACAAGTTTCAAGCTACAGAGTTCATCATAGATGGTGGTCATGGTGAAGGTTTCTGTGTCGGCAACATCATGAAATATGCACAACGATATGGAAAAAAGAACGGTAAAGACAGAAGTGACTTGCTAAAAGTGATTCACTATGGTATTATTGCTCTATACATTAATGAAACTGAAGGTGAAAAAGAATGAAACTATCTACTGAAACTATCTCCGTATTGAAAAACTTCTCTACGATTAACGCTAATCTTATGGTGAAGACTGGCTCTAGTCTTTCAACTATGTCTGCGATGAAGAATATTATTGCAAAGGCAGATGTCACTGAGGAATTTCCTAGTGACTTTGCAATATATGACTTGAATGAGTTCCTATCGGCACTCTCTCTATTCGGCAAACCCGATCTAGAGTTTAATAATGACTTTGTTATTATCACAGAAGAGGGAACATCGAAGTCTCTCAAGTATTGGTTTTCTGATCCATCCGTGGTGACGACTCCATCTAAAGAGATTTCGATGCCCTCGACTGAATTGACGTTCTCTTTGTCTAGTGATACCCTCAATGAAATCACAAAGGCGGCTGCTGTTATCGGTGTTCCTGATATGGCACTTGCTGGTGGTAAGTTGATGGTCACTGACAAGAAGAACACCACTGCAAATGCATATGAAACCATGATTGATTCAATAGATGACAATGATGGTGCAGATGCAGACTATAAGTTCTGGTTCAAGGTTGAGAACCTAAAACTTATGCCCGGCTCTTATGACGTTGAAGTGTCCTCTAAAAAAATTAGTCACTTTACTAACACTAAACTTGGTGTGCAGTATTGGATTGCCTTGGAACCAGAATCAGTTTATACTGCATCGGAACCCGCAGCAGTTAACAATGACTAATTTGAGGAATTTATATTATGGAACAATTTTTGTGGGTCGAGGAATATCGGCCACGGGACATCAAGTCATGCGTACTTCCTAAGTCTCTAAAATCTTCCTTGCAATCTTTCGTTGACAAGGAAACACTACCCAATCTGATTCTCTCAGGTGGTCCAGGCGTTGGTAAGACTACTGCCGCCCGTGCCATGCTGGATCAGATTGGTTCAACCTACATGTTTATCAACGGTTCTGAGGAGTCAGGTATTGACGTTCTCAGAACCAAGATAAAGAACTTTGCGTCCACTGTATCACTTGAGGGTGGTAAGAAGTATCTCATTCTTGATGAGGCAGACTATCTAAATCCACAGTCAACGCAACCAGCCCTTCGTGGGTTCATTGAAGAGTTTCATAGGAACTGTGGGTTCATTCTAACCTGTAACTATAAGAACCGCATTATTCCTGCACTACAATCCCGTTGTAGTGTTATTGAGTTTGTGATTCCTAAAGCAGAGAAAGCCAAGCTTGCACAGCAATTCTTCAAGAGGGTGATTGACATTCTCAACGAGAATCAAATCAAGTTCAATGAGAAGGTTGTTGCAGCACTCATAAATACTTATTTCCCAGACTGGCGTAAGGTTCTGAATGAACTTCAACGGTATTCTGTGGCTGGTGAGATTGATGCTGGTATTCTGGTAAATCTTGGTGACAAGAATATTAAAGACTTAATGGTTATGATGAAGAAGAAGGAGTTCACCAATGTTCGTAAATGGGTTATTGATAATCTGGATAATGATTCAGATAAGTTGTTTCGCGCTGTTTATGATAATCTATATGAGTATGTTGACCCTAGCAGCATTCCTCATGCTGTTGTGGCATTGGGTGAATACCAATATAAGGCAGCATTTGTTGCCGATCTTGAAATAAATATGATGGCGTGTCTTACCGAAATTATGGGAAGGGTAAAATTCAAATGACAGATGATGCATCACAAATAAAATTTGTTCCCCCTGCTAGTAAATGTTGTGAAATTTTTGACAATTTATTAGAGCCGCATGTTGCTGAATATATAGATGCTAAACTCAAAGAAGTGCATTGGAAGTATGATTATAATTCCAATAAAAAGATAGGAATACAACCCCACTGGCATGTTTCGTGTGGAAAAACTGAAGAGGAGCTTATTAGTAATGGGTTTGACTTTCTACTTGATATTTGGCAAGCGGCAGCATATAAACTAAATTTGAAAAAAGATTATAACATCGTTGGATGGAGGCGTTTGTATCTGAATGCTCATACTCATGGTGTAGAACCACATATGCATTCTGATGATGGCGATTTTACTATGATGTATTATCCCCGATTAGATTGGAAACCAGAGTGGTTGGGTGGCACTGCAATCTGGGATGATGAGGGTAAAAATATTAATAGGTTTTGTAACTATATTGGTAACAGGCTATTGGTTTTCCCTGCACATAATAAACATCAAGCAATGCCTGTATCTAAATTCTGTTATGAGTTAAGACCTGTTGTTGTTTTTAAACTTTATGTTGGAGCAGGAAATGTTGACAGACTCGACTACTATAAAAAATGATTTCCTAGAGTCTATTGGGTGTTCTAAACAAAAACATAGTGGTAGAACTTTAATGGAACATCTTATAAGGGTTCATGATATGTTAAGAGAGTGGGACGCACCAGAATATCTACAGGATGCTGGTTTGTTTCATTCGGTATATGGCACTACATATTTTAAACCACAGATGACTGTAGATAGAGATAAAGTTCGTAATCTTATTGGTGAACGGGCAGAGGAAATATCCTTTCTATTTTGCACAATACCACATCCTAGAGGAGAAAATATTAATAATGTGGAGGATGATCAATTAAGGATTGATCTATTGATATTGAATAAAGCAAATCAAGATGAAATGGCTAATGCTAAGTTTGCTAAACCATATTTCTGGTAGATCATCGATGAATAGGGGTTTATAATGTATGAATTGAAAGTTAAAAATGGAACGTATACAGCAGACAGTTGGATTGCCCTGTGGTGGGTAGTATTATGTCACCGACTGTCTCATCTCCGTAAGGGTGAGGGATTTTCTGATTAATGTATGAATTGAAAGACTATCTCAAAGCAGTTAATCAGACTAAAGAGCCTCTCATGGACGGTGATGATGAGGAATGGGAGAGGAAATACCCCCCATTTATCATAAACAAATGTGTTGCACCATTCCCTGATACCATTATGTTGGTAAATGAGATTAACCAACTACCAAATGTGGATAAGAAACTACAGTTTGATTTTTTGATAAATAGTCTGAGGCCAAGGAAGAGATTTACCCCGTGGTTGAAGGCGAAGAAATTAGAGAATCTAGAATATGTTAAAGAGTTCTATGGATATAATAATGTAAAGGCTAAGTCTGCTCTTGATATATTGACTGATGAACAAATTTCTACCATAAAAAGAAAATTATATAAAGGTGGAAAAAATGGAAGAGATTAATTGGACACCGGATCAGATGTTAGAAATTGGGTTGAAAGAACCTGATGACTTTCTTAAAGTCCGTGAAACACTGTCACGAATTGGGGTAGCATCCCGTAAAGAAAAGAAACTATATCAATCATGTCATATTCTGCATAAGCAGGGTAGATATTTTATTGTACACTTCAAGGAGTTGTTTGCTCTTGATGGTAAGGATACAAACCTTACCATCAACGATATTTCTCGTAGGAATACGATTACTAATCTGTTAAAGGATTGGGGTCTTATTACCGCCATTGGAGAAATTGGTGAACTTGCTCCCCTCAGTCAGATTAAGGTATTGTCTTTTTCTGAGAAGAACGATTGGATTCTAGAAACTAAATATAACATTGGAAAGAAAAAAGAAGTCTAATGGAAAAGTTCAAGTCATTCATCACAGAGGCCAAAGATCAAAAAGACAAAATTACTGTCTTAATTCTTACTACATCAAAATCAAAAAAACCAGAGGTTGTTACTGGTATGTTGATGTCTGCTTGTGAAGAACTTGGATTGCCCTGTTATCGAATTGTCACCACTGAGGCTTGGGTTTCAGAAAATAATATTGAAAAATCAACCGTGTCCATCAAAAACTATGA